TTTTTTTTTTTTTTTTTTGTCTCCCAATAGCCGGCTACGATCACCTTATGAGAGCCTTTCGAGGTAAAACCTCACTACAGCAAACACAAGCCACTCTCGCCTTGTCAGGAATCTTTAATATTACGAAATACTAAAATAGAATCCAATGAGTTCACCCTGATGAGTGTGTCACCAGGCCACCCCAATTGAATCCCAGCAGTGAGTTCACCCCAATGAGTGTGTCACCGGGCCACCCCAACTGCCGTACAGTTAAGCTAACATGAGTTCACCTCGATGAGTGTGTCGCCGAGCCACCCCATGTAAAACGAAAGAAACTTTCTATACAGAGTTTACCCAAGTGATGGTGTGTCAAATGGCTACCCCTGTAAAGATCATCCAATTAACTATATACTTAGTAAACGATGTAATTAAAGCTAGTACAGGAAAAGCCAAAATATATACTACATACTATATATATTTATATTTCATCCCAGAATAAAGGCACTCAGTTACATGTTTCTGACCCCAAGCATGGTATGCAGATTGGGGGCCACATCCTCAGTGGTATGCCTCTCTGTGTTTTCCTCTTGTGTACTTATGCCACCATCCAATCCAAACAAACGAGTTTGAGCAGTCTTAAGAGCTGCTGCTTTCATCTGGATGTGAGCTTCTCTTGCTCGGACGGATGTGCGAGACGTGATCTCATAGAAATCAAATGCATAACGAGCCAAACTCATATCTCGCAAATTTCTCACCAAACCGTATCGTGGCATATACGGCTCACTCTTGTTGCGCATTTCAATATACGCTTCGGCAACATCTGAAAAATGTGCCATAATTTGCCTAAAAGTAGGCTTTGCGTTTTCCACCACTGGCTTTAGCGGAAATTCAACTTGTTCCTCACCATCCATCATTGTCCAAACCCCATTAACATTCGGTGAGGTTCCATTCTCTATACACCAAACCATGAGACCATTCAGAATTGTGCCCATTTCAGCTGCTTCTACATCATACGCCTTTTGTACTTCAGAGTACCAATTATCAAACTGACTTTGAGTGGCTCTAGCATTGGAAATGTCTATCTGACTTGGCTTATAAAGCAGTAAATGTTCAAAATTCAGTGCACTCACTCCATTCGCCTTTGGTTGACGCATCTTCTCAGAAATAGCCTTGATTCTTGGAACACTAAAAGTACCAGAAGTACCAGCATTAACATCCTTCTCATCCGACTTCTTAACTGAGGATTCTCCGGCAGTTGCAACAGTTTTAGCAGCTTTATCTTTTGCTTGATCTTTACCCGCATCAAGTGTGCCGCTATCATCTTTAGCTTGATGGTACACTTCATCTGAATCACATTCTAATTCATCATCAATCTCTGTAAAGAACTTCAAATATGCATTCAGTTCCTCAGAGTCGACTTCAACATTTAAGTACAACTTCTTGAGCGCCAATTCAGATATGTATGGTGCCTTACCCTCTTGTGCCAACTGGGCATATGGTTCATGTTGGAGTATCCACTGGTAGAATCTCCTTATTTCATATGTTAACTTTGGGTAACCCCAAGATTCTATCATGGCAGCACAAATTGCCTCCAATCTATATTCAGGCAAAGCAGCTCTGTCCCATTGGAGAATTGACACAATTCTTTCCTCTTCAAGCTTTGGAATGTAGAGCCCTTCAACCATTAAACCACGATGCGACATGAACCAAAGTTGTGTCTTATCCTTTGTGCGGGATGAAAAATCATAATTCAAACCAAGGTCTGAAAACTGTTTTCCCATTTCATCCAGCAGGTATTCAGCTTTTGGGGAGACACCAATTATCAAATCGTCTCCATTCACAAAGAATTTACACATTGAGTCGATTTCATGGAATGGAATTTTGGCTTTCACAAAGCAATAATGCATAGCTAGAACAACCATGAGTGAGTTGTCCACAACCGTCGAAGGTTGACCACTATTGTTAACTCTAAACTTCTTGACTATGGTTCCATCTGGTGTGGAAATGGGAGTGTAGATAATCTCTGTGTAAAGATTTTGCAACATCTTGAAACCGATGTCCCATTCCTCCATGAAAGCATATCGAATTGCCAAAACAGCATTAATCAGGTATGGAGTTAAAGAACTATCAAATTGAGATCCATCAGCATCACAGTATGTCCATCCATCTGGCAATGCTCTCAACAATTTATCCCAACCACCATAAAACTTAGTCATCCCAACGGTCCAACAACAATCAATATTTCTACTGTAGAATTGGTTATTGAAGTCGTCAACACAAACTTTACCAGCCAGTAATGTGTCGATTGGAGCTGCTGTAAAGGTTCGTGTTTTGTTTGCTTCAATCTTCTCCTTGCATCGAAGCTCTGCTTTTAGTGACCCATTCCATACTCCAAGTTCTCCAAGATATAAACGCTTGCAGCTCTCTCGTAAGATTTGCTCTTTATCTTGTGAACTATATTCAGCAAAGTAGTCCTTTTTCTTACCACCGTACATGGCACCAACTGCAGCATTCATATTTAATGCTTTGAAAATCTCTTCTTCATCTGTTACATATGTGCATTGCCTAAATCCCTTTTGCCTCATGTACATAATGACTCTACAGGTAGCTTCCTCAAAAGCACTGCAATCAACCACCCCAACTTCTATGGGTTTAGAGTATTTCATCAGATCCTTTATGTATGCTTCTTTGTTGAGAAGACTCATCCCATATGCCCACATCTTTGGTTGGAAAAATTCTTTCGCATGTGGATCCTGCTCAAGATACTGCTTAAATAACAAGCATTCTCCTTTAACAACATGCTTGGTGACGAGCTGACTCTTCATGTAGGCCACAGCTTGGAGATTGTCCTTCAAGGCCTCTAACATCCAGCTTGTTTTTCTCCCCTGCTCATGGACTTCACTCTCCTTGGTTGCAATGAGGTCCTCTATCATCTTGGTAGTTTTGAACATCCCTGTGGGTGTGCTCTTTGTAAGCTTTAGTGAACCCCACAAAACATTGTCAGGATTGTACTTCCAATTTCGAACCCATTGAGTGTTTTCATCAGTTCGTAAGAAGCCAGCTTCAAAATCGTCATCAAACGCTGCAAAATAGTTTTCACTATTGCGGTTGTTTGCTAAGCTATGAAGCCCCAATACACATCCATCCATGGTGCTCACAATAGGGAAACCACAGTTCCCGTCATCAGTGGAAATCCAGTGCTTCCAAAATGTACTCCTTTGTACTGGAAATGTGGAGCTTGTCTCAGACAAAGTGGTTGATATGTACTTCTCTTGGAAGTTTGATCCAACCAAGACCACTCTGTCTTGTTGCGTTGGTGCTCTGAATTTCAACCTCTGTGGAAAGACGGGAAAATCCTTTGGCATTTTAATCACAATTATATCTTTCCCTTTTAACGGTTGAACTTGAAGACTCATTAGATTCGGCACTCTGAATGTACCATGATGTGATCTGATTGTAAGAGTACCGTTGAAGCTTTTGAAGAGATGATGATTAGCAATCAGTAAAGAACCAAAGCCCAAACCATGTGTTGAAGTTCGCCCACATTCAGTCTCAACTGTCAACAGGCATATAGTTTGTGCAATTGGATTGTAATCGCGCAAACCCTTAAGAAGGGATGCTGCCTCATGCACAACTTCACCCTGTGGAATATCTTTCACATCCACAACCACTCCCAAGCCAGTTTGCCTGAGTTCGCCTGCTCTTTCGGGAAACTTCATAATTGCGCTTGCCCTGTCACTTACCTTCAGTGGGTTGTGTGGTGTAAGATCCACCCTTAGTGCTTCATTTGACCAATCTTTTATCAAGTATGCATGCACTGTTGTGTGGACCCTTGTCTGGTGTGGGTCGAGCTCTTCATCCAATATCTTCTGACGACGGATATCTCCGAACTTCTCCTGAATATCGAGGATATCGGCATACACATTTTCCTCGATCTGAGCCCCAGTTAAAGGGTCTACAAACTTGATGTATGAAAACTGTCCTGGGTCAAAACCATACATGTTGATAAACTTACGTGAAGTTTTACCAAGTCCAATTGTGGTGCCCTTGTTTTTACCTTTCTTGGTGTAAGCAGAACCGAAGTATTCTTCAATGGTGTCCTGGTTGTTGTCAATTTCATAGCCACCTCTTTTGTCTCTTGATTTCCGGAACTTCAAGGCTTGAATTCTCTTTGCCTTGCTCATTCCCTGGTGTTCTACATTATTCATCTCAGTTGTGAACCAGGAATATAACATCCAAGCTCCTCCACAAGTAACTCCAATTGCTATGATTGCATCTCTTGCTGCGAGAGATTTATTCCACAATCCTTCCAACCCCAGTGCTTTAGAAAGCTTATGCTTTGGTTGGTGGTGTACAAACTGTAATGCCTCAAAACGCTTGATCAAGTTTAATTCATCACCAGTGCCACCCAAGTTGCTAAACTCTTTCAGTTGTGCTTTTGCCATCTCTAGCTTCTTGATATTCTCACTAGTATAGTCCCTCGAATACCTTGCCCGCAAAGTATTCGTAATACCCACGATTGAAAAAGCACTAGAACATCCATTATCTATTGCACTCTTAAACTGATATTGTTTTGTGCGCTCATCCTCAATCAGTTTTTCAATCAAAATGAGTGTTCTGGGAATGGCATACAAATCTGTGCTGAGTGTATACGCTATCTTGCTAATTGAAGCACTCCGAAGTGTTGGGAAAGAGGCCTCTCTTTTATACTTCTTCACAGCATTCCATAATTTCTCATGCAACTCAGCTGGTATATCCTTGATGTGGAAGGCTAACTTAACCGTGTCTGGCAGGTCAAGATGAGCACCCATTCTTGTGTAATCAATTGCTTGCAACCACTCGCTGGACGCCCTGTATGGAACTGCCGACTCACTGAGAGGAATAATTGAATCTCTCAGCTTGTATTTCTTCAGTAAGTCGTGGATAACAGGATGCATTGTTCCTTCGTGTGATACAAAATTGCAAGAGAAAAATGGGCTCAATTCAAAGTTATGCATGACTCGAACTTGCCTGAGTGTACACCTAGACAAAAGAGCTGTTGAAACACTACTAGACATAACTGGCAAATTGTAAGCAAAACAATACAAAGCTGCCTCAGTTGCTACCATTTGCGGTATTTCAACTAATCCCTTTTCTGTAAATCCAATTCTTAATGCAGTTCCCTTTTGAATTCTTCCAACTCTTCCAAGGCGCTGGATTCGTTCACCATAACTGATGCTTTGCTTGGTGTACGCCACACTCCTATTATCCGTGTCAAGAAATGGCACTACTTTCAAACCGAAGTCCACTACAACATCTATGTCAAGAGTGACACCATTTTCGATTATGTTTGTGGCAACCACAAAATGTGGTTTGGCTTTGGTTCCATGCGTGACAATTTCTAAGTCTCCATGCTTCATTGTCCTTCCATCCACCTTCGTCACAGAAAAATCTCTTTCAATTAAGGACTTGGATAAGGCATCAACTTCATTATAACTTGCAACATAAACAAGGATGTTTGATCCGTGTTGCACCACATCAGCATTTCCCCCAGATCTCTGTGCATCAACAAATTGCTTGAAGCTGAGGCTCTCTTCCACTAATAATTTCACTGGAAACTGAGTAGCAAATTCCACCTCTCGACCAGGCGGTGTAGCAGAAACTTTGAGGACTTTGCAACTATTATGATAAGCATGCACCAAGCTCCTGAAGGCCATGGAAGATGCATCCATGACGTGACACTCATCAATGATGATAAACTTGATCTCCTGTAATTGAGTGACGTTATTGGCATAGTAATGCAAAGCAAATCCACTAGTCATCACGGAGATTGGGCTAGATCCAAACACACTGTTGCCACGCATGCGCATAGTTGGCTTCATAAAGAACGGTGAACCAGACAGCTGTTTGTAAACATTCTCAGCAAGTGGTCTAGTTGGCTCTATTAATAGAACCTTCCCCATTGTGCTTAAATGACTAGGTAATCCAGTCGATTTTCCGGATCCAACAGCACCGCGAATAAGAAAGTCAGTGCATGAACTCATTGCAATATCACTAGCAACTTTTGCTGCAGTTGCACGAGTAAATTCGAGGAACTGACCCTCTGTGCGGTAGTGTGGTATTGTTGCACCGGCTGCCACTTGCTGATCCCACCACTCTCCAAACTGCACGTCAGTAGCATTTATGTGTGGGCTAATGTCATCGTTCAGCTCAAAATCGACGACAAAATCTCGAGTTTCAAAATCTTTAATCACATCATCAAGACTTTGATGTCTAACATCAGAATTGAGCGATGAAATCACACCTTTGAATTTATTTAACGATTTAAAAACACAATCGCTTCGTTCCACATCGAATAACATTACTGCTAAAGAAACGAATGCAATTATGTGCTCAATCTTCTTCAAATCAGATTTGGAATCCTGATGCTTTACATTTCCAGCCCCACCAGTTGCCTCAAAGAATTGACGCAGCTCCGGATTCACTTTTCCTAAATATTCGGAGAACTCCTCCCATGTTGGGTTTTTCCCGAGTTTCTTCTCTAGTGCTGAGTGCAATTCAACGCATGCATCGATATCTTTCTCCCGCTGCATTTGTCCTATTTTATTTTTCCTACTCCTATTATTTTCTATTATTTCACAAGCTACAGTGTAAGTACGGTATAAATTACTAAAGATAAATATATTATACAGAAAGAACTTAAAACTAGGTAATTTCTCAAAAATACTATTAAAACAAAGTGCTGCAAAACTAAAACATTTTCTATCAACAAATGATGAAACAGCTTCCTTAGATTTTGAAGCCCATCTTTTTGTGCGCACTGATGCCTCTGTGAAGAATGCAGTCGGAGAGAAAGACAAAGTTTCTCTGAAATCGTGCGCTTTTCCTACCAGAAGAGACTTTCGAAGTCTTGCTTTTGACCTTCTTGATCGCAAGGTTGATGATAACTTTTCCAACCAACCGAGCTCTTGCCACTGCGCCTCTAAAAGGCTGCTGTAATTTTTTTCCAATGACTCTGCCAGCTCCATTTCTTGATGTGCAAAACCTTGGTTGAATAGCTCCATATTGCTCAAACTAGCTTCTCTTGTTCGTGTCAAAAGCATGAGTGAAGATTGGTAGGCTAGACTAAGTTTGAAGCCTTCGCATGTAGCATCCAATAGTTGCTCAGCTGTATTTCCTATGATTTGCAACTGCCTTGTCAAGCTTTCTGCCAATGTCACTTTCCTCGCCAAATTGTTAAGTATGGTGAAAATCATAGCGACAGATTGATTCCTACTGATCCAGACTTGAATGGCATGCTCAAATGCATCATTTTCAAACATTGCTATCAACACCTTCGGTGACAAAATCGAGAAGATTAAAATGTAAGGATCTTCCATTAACACTTCTCTCATAACTAGAGGTCTATAAACTCCTTTCACCAAAAGACGTATGGCATAAAACTCGCTAATGCTACATCTTTGAGCCATTTCTGGGTGAGCATTATCCATTCCCCCAACTCTATAGTGTTTGATGTCTGATTCAAGCTCATCATTAGCAAACAAGATCAATTGTGAAACTGTTGAAGCCTTCAGAATATGGTACCCAGAGCTTATTGAGCCAAACGAATCGACTACATGGCATATCTGATTTCTATGATCAACTAGAATGCGAGGTAACTCTGCATCATGAACATCTGGGAAGAAAATCCTCAACTGTGCGCAAGTTGTGGCCAAATCAAGCATTGAAGGCCACTTACCTAATTTGGGGATAAAAATATCCCGCACTTTCTTTGTAAAATCTTTTGCTTCATCCTCCCGAACATTGATAAGCATAGCCAAAAAGATGTTGATATAGCAGTATCCATCAATTGCCATGTATAACAAATCAGTTTCTCCCTTTGGCAAATCAACGTATTTTGTGTCACCAGAGTTTCCAATAACTAAATGCCTCTTGGTAGGAGCATATGCTGTTGACTCAATCGCACTCCCATCATCCAATGTTGTGCAGCAACACGGATAAACATAGTTACCATCTTTCATGCTGACACACTGCTTTCCAACCTTTGGTTGCTCTGTGCTCTCTCCTTTCATCTTATTTCTAAATTCAGCTAAATCCAACGGCACGATTAAATTGCCAATAGCCAGCTTTCTAACTCCATTTGGGTGCTTTCTAAGCTCAAAAGCTTTGTATCCATCAGTAGGATCGATTACTTGGAAAAACTTTGTGAAGAATCGCTTTGCATGGTATTCCCGTTGTCCCCACAAAAAGTTAGCATTCTTGTCAAGTTGATTATCACAAGCCAAATACAAATTGTAGTTAGCCTTCGATGACAATTTATTCCTGAATGCTGTTATGTCCCCTTTCTTGATGTTGTCAGTGCGGTTCTTCTGGAAACGAACAAGCTCTCTCAAATCATCGAATGCATCCTGCCATTGTTCAGGCCTGTTCTGATTTCCTCTTAAGAAGAACTCATTAAGACGATTCAAGTGCGTGAAAGGGCTTTGTGTTCTGTCCCCAACCAATCTGAATATCTCATTAAAATTATCAGATCCCACTGAATTTAGTGCCAATTGACTAGATATGACACTCAAAACTTTATCCACATGTTGGAATTGTGGATGAGTAGCACTGATTAGTTGCTTCGCATTGCTAGCTTTGCTACTAATGAGTTCACATAGTTCTGAATTTGTCTTAGATGCTAAAGATTCAGCACATAAACCACAGGTCAGCTTCCTACACGGGAAAAGAGTTTGTGTGATAATCGTTGCCATCTCACCACAATCCTCGACTTGAAATGTTGTGATACACTCATGATCAACAGTCTGTCTCATTTCTTTCCAGTTGCTTTCTAAGCCACGCCAGAATTTTTCAGCAACTGAAAATTGAATCATCCGGAAGATTGTCGTTTCAGTCAGTTTTGACCTTGCATCCAAAATTTTTCCTTCAAATGAGCCCCTCACTATGAATAAATCATCCCAACTACGCCCAAAATGCCCTCGGCATAATTTGCTTTGCAGGATCATGCCACTATCACCCCTTCTAACATCAGTGTTGTGGACAACTCTACCCCAGGTCGGAACCCGTGCCAAGCTTTTCAGAAACGGCACATGTTCAGTGGGAATCTTAACATCCACCCTCTTGCGAATACCTCGCATATGTGCAAGCTCACACATAGCACGAACTCCAAGATGGGTTGCCCTATAATGCACTCGTGTAGTTTTCCGTCCAACGAGTTCCACACTCCCTTCTTTCTTGGCCATAATGTTTTTCAGTTGTTTCACGAGCCAATTAAGCTGAGCATCTGTCATGACTGGGTTTCGATAGCTAACCCTACGCTTCATAGAGGGTGTTTTATGCAGCGGTTTTACTTGCTTCACTTCTTCCTGGAGTTGTGAAGGAGATGGGCCACCAGCTACTGATATAGTTGTCACAATACTTGGCGCTGCTAGCATAAATTCTTCATGCTCTTTCTTTAAAGAAAGAGCTCTCTTCTTCAGTTTGCTAACTTTGTTAGCTGTGGGCCTCTTGTATACAATGGTGCCATTCTGCTTCTTTCGCACGTTTGCAAACATGCGCCTTTCGAAGTATGGTTGTAAAGAAACCTCCAAATCCGCGAAAGGATCCTTTACAGCTACTTCCAGCTCAGCGTGGCTGGTTCCCACCACAGGTTTGACGGGAAGTTGCACGGCATGTGGCACGGTGCACATGAAAGAGCCAAACATGATGTTGACTTGTGTTGTTTCCATATTTTTGGTTTTTCTTAATTTTAAACTTAACAAAAATTACAATTGCGCGACTAAAAATCTTTTAAAACAAGTAAATTGCAAAACTTCAGTAAGTAAAAAGTAAACAAGGCTCAATTGCTCGAATTTAATTGCTTGTAAATTGCAAGTAGATTGCTTGGAAGATTTGTTTGCTTGTATGCGTTTTGTTGTTCTGTTATGTTTTGTTTTAATTTT